CTATGATCCGATGCTTCCCGGCATCTGGAGGAAAAACGGTAAGCGAAGCTCGTGAAGGGGCTGAACGTCGCCGATCGTTTCTCGATGATCTTTGAGATTGTCGAGCGCAGCGTAAAGGTAGCGTTCGGCGAAGACGCGCGTGTACGCGAAAGCCACCGTGTTGAAGAGCGAGGTGGTGTCCTGCGCGAGCGACATGACCTTCTGCAAGGCGCTCGCCTGATCAGTTCCGGTGAGATTTCGCAAGACTGCGTCGTTGATTACGGCAGCAGACCAGTAGAGCGTGTTGTTGATTGTGAAAGCCAAATAATCGCCGAGCGCGACACCGGCCGGGAGCGCCGCGAAAGCTTCGAGGGTTTCCGCCACATCCGCATGGAAGCCGACTTTATCGCGAACCCGTTTGATCAGGTTGTTTCGATCGTCAAAGAGCGCGTACAGGTCGGTGAGTGCGGCGCGGGTTTTCTCGTTGAAAACCGCCTCGTAGTCATCTCGAATGTTGCGGAAAACGACGTGCAGCGTGCGTCCGCCCTCTGCCAATCTTCCGCATAAGAGACGCAGGTTGAGCATGGCAACCGTCGATGCGGCTTGCCCGTGGACAACGCCTGCTGGTGGATTGGCAAATGCCATGAGCATTTGCTTCCAAAGGATTTGGAGATCGTTGGACAGTTGCGTGATCATGAGGAAGAACACGCGCTCTGCCTCGGGAGCGGCTTCGAGATCGGCCTTGGTGTAGTGGAGGGTGAACACTTCGATCTCGGCCATCACTCGACATCCCCGCTCACGGGGAGGGGATGGGCGTTGAAGAACGCGGTTAGGCGCTGGCACTCGGCGGCATCCTTGGGCAGCGGCCCCGGCTTTTGGAAACAGTGCAGGGCAAGCCCGCGTTGGAAGTTCGGTATCTCTTCCGAGGCGACCTTCTGGCGATCTTGTAGGAAGGCTTGGAGGCGCGGGCTGTCCAATTGCAGCAGAGAGGCGTTCGTCGCCTCGTTCGATCCCCACAGCGCCAATGCCGTCGCTGCCACACCGATCACGACGCCCACGATGGTCGGGAACGCGGGCGATTCCCTCTCACTCGGTAGCGCCAGTCCCAAAATCTTGATGAAGACCATGAAGGGCAGCAGCACCCCGAAAAATGCGAGGCCATCGCTGTCGTTCAGGTTCGCCGCCACCCTCAACGCGGTACTCACGAGGATGATGTTGGCGATGAAGATCGTCGTGTCGGGTATGTGCGTCGAGAAGGCAGCACGCAGCCCCGTAAGCCTTTCGCGCGCTTCATCGTCGGTAAGGATTTCGAGCATCGGACACCCCCGCCAGCGATCCTAAACCGCGACGAACGGGATGAGAAGGTTAGGCGGCGATCCTTTCGGTTATTAGGCAGCGTCATCGATCCGCCCCTTGGCGATCTCGAAGTAGGCGGGGTCACGCTCGATCCCGACGAATTTTCGACCAGCCTTTAGAGCGGCGACACCGTGCGAGCCCGAACCAAGGAACGGATCGAGCACCGTCTGCCCCGGCGCGCTGAACAGCTTCACGAGATGCTCGATCAGCGGAACCGGCTTCACCGTGGGGTGATCGTTCGCTTCACCCTTCTGCGCCTTCGTCGGCTTGGGCACGCTCATGCAGTTACCGGGAAACATGCCGTCGATCGACTGCGATACGTCGGCGAGGCCGACGCGATGCTTCCGCCAGTTTTCCGCGTAGGTGCCTTCACGGGGCTTCTGCGCGAGCGTCATGGGTTCCAGCATTGGCTTGAGCATCGGCGTCTTACGGCCACCGATATCGTCGATAAGGGCTTCCTGATCGTTCGCCGGGATGTCGAGCAGGCGCACGAAGCGATCCTGCGCCATCGCCTTGGGGAGGCCGCTTTCGTAGTGCCACGCGAGCATGTCGCGCATCTCGAAGCCTGCGTCCTCGATCGCGACCGACATGCGGGCGAAGAGGCGAGCCTGCGAGAAGCTGACGAAGAACGCGCCGGGTTTGAGCACTCGGAACATCTCGGCGGCGATCGGCTGCATGAACGCTTGCAGATCGCGCCCTTGGTTCTGTTCGAACGCCATGCCGCCCGGTAGATTGTTGATCATCTTGCGCTTGGCTTTGTCGCGAGATGCGCTCTTCGAAGTCCAATCTTTGCCAAGACCCTTGATGAAGTAGGGCGGATCGGTGACGCAAAGGTCAATAGAGGTATCGGGGATCGACTTGAGAACTGTGAGGGCATCCCCAAGATACAGGATGTGATCGGTCATCCCATACTTATCTTCGTTGTCGTTGGCCCCCTTGGGCGATAGGCGTGCGGGATCAATCCGCGAAACACGGTTGTTCATTTTGGCTATCCTTTGATTTGAGAGTTAGGCGGCTTCCGCCATTTCGTTGCCCCAAGCCGTCCAGCCATCACGCGGACGCCGAGCAAAAAGCTCAACCTTGCGGGCGTCGGGATACATCGCCTCGATCGACTCATGGATCATGTCGGGCTTACGGGAGTGCTCGCCGCGTGGGGCCATCACGACGTTGCGGATGGCCTCGTTGTGGAGCTTGCGGGGCCGCCCCTTGGCGATCGGGGACGCTGCCAGCACCAATTCAGCGGTCGGCTTGACGATCGACGGGCGGACGCCCTGCGCACCGATCGGCGTGATGCCGTCTGCCTTCGTCTTCACCCACACGAACGACATGCCGCGATAGGTCAAACCCCAAGCCTTGATGCAGTCCATGGCGAAGTCGAGACGCGGGCCGGTCGCCCACATGAACAGCACCGAGTTCTTGGACATGATCGAGCGGACGGGCAGGGCAAGAAGTGCGGCGTCGGTCATCGTCGGGTAAAACTTGGCCGCAGCGCCGCACTTATCCTGTTGCCCGTGGTAGCTCCACGGCGGATCGGCGAGCACTACGTCGGCGGTGGGAATGTCGTGCCAGTTGTTCGTCGCGACAGTAGGAAAATCGTTCATCCCATACTTATCTTCGTTGTCGTTGGCCCCCTTGGGCGACAGGCGTGCGGGATCGATCCGCGAAACACGGTTGTTCATTTCGGAGTCCTTTCAGGAAGGGTTAGGCGGCTTTGGCCTGATCGCCGAACACACGGGTGCGGGCGATCTCGTAGAAGTCAGGGTCGCGCTCGATGCCGATCGACGGGCGGCCGACGCTCTGCGCGGCGACCATCGCAGAGCCGGAGCCCATGGTCGGATCGAGGATCACATCGCCATCGTTGGAGTAGGTGCGGATCAGCCATTCGAGCAGCGCAAGCGGCTTCTGCGTGGGGTGCAGGTGATCCTCGTCCTTGGCGAAACGCAGGATGGAGCGCGGGTAGTTCGTCGCAGCCTCGTAGGCGAGCCCTTCCTTGTGGCAGCGATCCTTGCCCATGAAGCGGATCAGAGCGCGACGCTCGCGCACCAGCTTGATGCCCACTCCGACAACGCCCTGCGGATTGTAGGTCATGCGGTTCGGCGACTGCGTGACGTGGCCGGTGGAGCCCTTCGAGAACAGCAGAATGTCCTCGTGGCCCTTCAAGGGCTTGTTCTTGGCGTGAGGAAGCCGGTGGGACGGTTCTTCTCCCATACCAACGCATATTTGAGCATCGACAAATTGCTTGCCGCCAGTGCGGTGGTGAAGGGTTGCGAGGCGAACATCACGACGGTGCCGTTCTTGACGAGAACTCGATCGAGTTCTTTCCAAAGAGCGGCCAAGTCAATGAGGCTATCCCACGCGCAGGCCGTCGTGCCGTAGGGCAGATCGCCCAAGACGAGGTTGACGGAATTGTCAGGGACGGTCGGAAGGATGGCGAGGCAATTGCCGAGGTGGAGAACGGGAATAGTCATCCCGTACTTATCTTGCGGCGGCGGGGCCTCGGAGTGATGGTTGTCGTTGGCGTGGAAGGTCTTGAACATTTCGTCGTCTCCTCGTTTGGTGAGGAAGAAATACAACGCGGATTGCCGAATCGCATCTGAACGTGACGGACGGAAGGCTTGGGAAGAACGGGCGGTGAGGCTTGGAATAACGGACGGTGGCAACCGCTGCTTAACCGGCGCTCGGCTACATTTCCCGTCCTATGAAAGAGGATCGAGACAAGGGGCGAGCACGCATCAACGCTGACAAGGCGCAGGATGCTGTGAAGTTTGCCAAGAAGGTTTGCGACAACATGCGCAAGGCGATCCGCCTTGCGCGGTCGCGACCAAAGGGTGAGACCCTCAATGGCATCGCCGGATGCCTCACCGAGCTTGGGGTGAAAACCCGCGCAGGGGCGAGCACATGGCATCCGCAGCAAGTCTCGCGGATCATTTACAAGGCGGAAAGCCAATGGGTGGAATGGGCGCAATGGCAGCGCGGGCAGCTACTCGATGAAGTGGAGAGTTTGAATCCTGTCGATGCTGACAAGAGCCGCGCCCGCATTGCTGAATGGTTCGACAAGCAGGAAGAGCAAGCCAAGGCGCTCGGCATCAAGCTCCGGCTCGACGATGTTGCGCGCGAACGCCAGCTATTTTTACCGAGCATCGATGACTAACCGGTGTTGAGCGAACCGTAGCTCGAAGAGCATCGCCTCGGTCGCGTTGGTGAACTCGAAGGCTGCGCCGCCTTCGATCCCGCGCACGGTCCATGACATCGCGTTATCGTTGAGGAAGTCGCGGGCATCGCGGGCGATCCATACGCCCCGATCCGCGCCGGTCACCAGCACGCATACATCGCGCGGCTGCATGAGAGTGACGATCATATCAAAATGGCCCCGCCCGGAGCAAATAGGGCGGGGCCAAATTTGAGACAGCACAAAGAGGAGCTATGACACAAAGGAGTTAGAAAGACCATCGCTCGACTGTATTTATACAATATCAAGCTCCCGGTGCATCTACGATAAATATCGTCATGCAGATCAACGGGACAGCTATTACTATTCACGGGCGCGAAGGGCTATATCTCCCCTACGCGCGAAAGACCGTGGACGCGCAAGGCGTCCACACGCAGATTGATATCTCCGGTTCTTCGCTATTCTTCGAAGTCGATGGGATTCTCCGCAAGCGATTGATTGCTGATCCCGACGATGCGCTTGGGCAGGCAATCGAACTCACTCTCGTGGAAGTCGATGCGCTCAAAGCTTCCACCACCAAGTGGGCGGTGATCGATGAGACTGGCGAGCTTCCTGCCGTCCAGTTGGAAGGAACGATCAAGCGCATCGGTTGGACGGAGGTGCCACCCAATGTCTGATCGCCTCATCTCGCTGGTGCCAGCCGACGCCGACCAGACGGGACCGCTATCGCCCGCGTTCGTCGTCGAGCAGTCCAACATCGTCTCGGCGTTCAACGTCACGGGTGTTCCGGGACCGAAGGGTTCGCAGGGGACGCAGGGACCGCAAGGGGTGCAAGGCCCCGAAGGTCCAGCCGCAGCCCCCGACTACTACGCCGATGCAGACCTTCCCGATTTCACCCTGATTTTCGCCAACAAGCTCATTTGAAAAGGAATAGCAAATGACCACTCTCGTTACCAACATCACCAACCTCGCCACCGCTGCGGCGACCAACGACAAAATCCTGAAAACGCTGATCAATGGCAACGTCGCTGATCTTTCGAGCCTGAACACCACCAGCAAGTCGAGCATCGTGTCGGCGCTCAATGAGGTGCTGGCGGCTGCGAAGGCTGCACAGACTGCCGCAGCGGCGGGCACGTCGATCAACGACGCCGACGCGGGAACCTCGACCACCTCCACCTACTCGGCGAACAAGATCACCGGTCTCGTGAATAGCGCGATTTCGGCGGTTACGAATGGCGCACCGGCTGCATTGGACACGCTCAAGGAACTCGCCGATGCGATTGGAGATGATGCGAGCTTCTCGGCGACGCTCACCACCGCGCTCGGCAACCGCGTTCGGTTCGATGCTGCGCAGACGCTCACCGCTGCACAGAAGGTGCAGGCGAAGTCGAATATGGATGCCTACGGCAATCTCGAAATTGGTGATCCCACGACCAATTTCGTGACCACGTTCAACAGCGGTCTCGTCTGATCGATTGAGGCCATATGGCACTGATCGACAACATCAACTCGGTTGTCGGGGCGATCCGCGACAAGCTAAACTCGAAGGCCCCGCTTTCGAGCCCGATCTTCGTTGGTTCACCGACCGCGCCGACGCCAGCGGCGGGCGACAACGGCCTGAAGCTCGCCACTACGGCGTTCATCACCACCGCGCTCACGGCCAAAGAGCCGACGATCGCGGCAGGGACAACCGCGCAGTATTGGCGCGGCGATAAGACATGGCAGACTCTCGGCACCGCAGGGACGGCGAACACCGGCACCAGCGGACATGCGATCCCGTTCCTTGATGCGGCGAACACTTGGGCGGCCGCACAGACCATCGCATCGCTTTCCGTCACTGGCGCAGCAACAGTCGCGGGGCAATTGAACACCGTAGACATCGTAGCGGCCCGCACAGCCACCGCCGGTGCCATCTATTTCGGCAGTAATAAAGCCGCCTACGTCTACTTCGACGGTTCCTCATTCAATATGTCTGGCGGCGGGGCGCTCGTCGGTGGCGCGTTAACTTCGCAGGGGGCGTTGACTTCACAGAGCACTCTCACTGTAGCCGGAACAGCGCAATTCAATGCGGGCGTCAATTTCAGCACCAGTTCCCAAGTCAACTTTGGCACCACGACGAATATGCTGAACGGCAACTCGTATCAGTGGTTCACGAGCGGCGCTGGCACCGATAACAAATACTGGCGGATGTATGGATCGGCTAACGGCCAATTGAACATCGAGACCGTCAATGATGCTTACAGCGTCGCGGCGTCGGCTTTGATTTTCACGCGCAACGGCAATGGCAACACGCATAGCTATTTCGCTGGCGACATCACCGTTCAGGCTTGCACCGGTCCCATCGGACAATTTCAGGCGGTAGGTGGCGGCGGATCGACTTGGTATAACACCGGGTGGCGGAACGATGGCTCGACGCTCTATTTGATGAAGTCGGCCGCGCAGACCACGCAGGCAGCGGCGGCGGCAGCGGGTTGGGATGGTACGCGCCCGTTCCACGTCGATCTCGCGAGCGGCAAGGTTTCGCTCGATGATACCGGCGCTGGCGTCGTTATGGGCGGCGCTCTCACCGTAGCGGGGCAAATCATCTCCGGCCAAGGCAACGGGCAGCGTGCGAGCTTCCGGGCGGGCGACGATTGTTGGATTGGCGACTGCAACGTCGGCAATGCGCTTTCGATCACTGGCGTTCAGGATGGCAACCAAGGCTTCATCACCTTCGGCCAATCGACCACCAAGCTCGGTATGAGCGGGAACGACAACTACCTGCATTGGGGCGGCGAGCTTCAAGTCGATGGTTGGCTGCGCACGACATCGGGCGGCGGTCTCTACTGGCAGTCGCAAGGCCGTGGCCTTCAAACGCCCGACAACATGGGGCTGTCCTACGGACAGGTCGCAACCTACGGCGGCGGCTTGAATGGTTGGTGCGGCGTCAACGTCTATTCTAACGACATAATCATGATGTCTAACGGCCAAGGCCGGGGCTTGTGGTCGTCGATCATCGGCAATTGGCTCGCCAACTTCGACAATAGCGGCAACGTCGTGTTCCCCGCGAACGTCACCGCCTATTCAGACGAGCGGCTCAAGCAGAACATCCGCACCATCGCGGACCCGTGGTCGATCATCAATGGCCTCACCGGCATCCGCTACGAGCGTGATGGCGAAACCCGCGTCGGTCTTGGTGCGCAGACGACGCGCAAGGTGTTGCCCGAAGTCGTAATCGAGGCCGACGATCTCGTGGGAACACTATCCGTGAGCTACGGCGATGTCGTCGGGCCGATCGTCGAGGCGCTCAAAGACGCGCACGCACGCATAACAGAATTGGAGGATAAACTTTCGTGACCATCACCTATTCAATCCTTTTGAACGATCCTGCCACGCACGTCGTCACGCTGCGTTGGCAGGACGGCGATAACTTCCGCGACGAAGTCTTCGATCTCAACCTCGTCTATCCCGGAGCGACCACCATGTTCGCAGCGATGGGGTTGCCGTTCGATTACGATGCCGCGCTCACCTATTTGAACAGGGTGATCCAAGGTGCGATCGATAGCGGCAACGCGCATGTCGTGCCACCCGAATGGGACACGACCAACCCGTTTCAGCAGATCATTGCGACGACGCCGGAAGCCGATCGCCCCGGCTACGTTGCACCAGCCGCGAGCTAACCGGTGACGCTGCCAAGCTCGGGCGCGATCTCGCTCAACCAGACCAACACGGAGCTTGGTCGCAGCGCTACCACCGCGCTTGGGCTCAACGATGCTGGCGTGCGTGGTCTCACCGGGCAGTCGTCTGGCGGCATCGACATGAACTCGCTTCACGGCAAATCCTACGCGATCACGTTCAGCCCTGCGGCGGGCAGCTACACCTACGCCGATGCTGGACAGGCAACGATCACCGCCAGCCGGTCGGTTGCATGGACCTACAGCTTCTCGGGGACCACCACCGGCATGAGCGGGAGCCCCGCGTCCGGTTCGTCATCAACGACGCTCACCATCTATGCGCCGACCGCTGCGGCGACGAATGTTTCGCGAACCGGCACCGCCACGATCTCGGCGAACGGGCAGAGTTGGACCTTCACGATGCGAACTTCGGGTACTTCCGCTTGCGTCGCCATTGATAGCTACCTCCCGAACCGCAAGCAGGCCCACGCCGCTGCGGTTGATGACGATATGCTTTTGCTCAACCGTACCGACGATGACGGCTATCACGTCGAGCAGATCACCGCCGTTGGCTTTGCCACTCGACCGTGCCTGCGTCTGGTGACCAAGAGCGGCATCGCGCTGGTGGCATCGATCGAGACCCCGATCACCACCAAGGGCGGCGTCGTGGTGCCGATCGCGGAAAGCCTCGGTGTGGATGTGCCGGTGTTGGATCGTGGCGTGTTTCGTTGGGAGCCGATCGTTTCGTTGGAACCGGCTGGTGATCGCTTCGTCGCCAAGATCAGCGTCAACGATGGCACCTATGCTGCATCGGAGACCAACGATAATCGTTGGGTCTTCACGCACAACATCAAGCAGTGATCGAGCTAAATACTCGCATGACCAAAAGCTACCCGATCCCCGCCGATGTCTTCGAAGGCATCTTCAACTACCTCGCCAACCGTCCCTATGCCGAAGTCGGGCAGGTGATGCCGCTGCTCGCGCAGATTCAGCCCGTCGAGACGCCCGATCCCAAAGACTGATCAGCACGCGAACCGAATGTTGAACATCGTCGCATCAGTTTTGTCTGTAAATGACAACAGAAACTGATCGTCCTCGAAGCGCAGGATCGATCCGCCTGCGCATTCCTGCTCGATCCACTCGGTAACGGGTTCCGCCAGCGTGAAGCGGAGATCATCGGTAAGGCGCATCATCGAGTTGGGGATGTGTTCGTCATAGTTTAGCGGCATATTTTTGTTGATCCCTTGGCACGCGGCGATCCCACGAATATGCCCGATCCACTTCGCGTCTGTCAAAATAACACTCACCACATTCTCCTTTGCATTTATTTTATTTATCTCAAGTGCCTTCTCATGCGCACTAAATATCTCGTGTGCCGCCAAGCGCATCCTCCTGCCTAAATAAGAATATACCAGTCCGAACAAGACTGGAGGTATTATAGTTTTAGGAGGACAACACGAATGTTAGGACTAATCACTACAGCGGAGTTGCTTGCGCAGCTTCGTATTTCTATGCGCACCCTGAACCGGATGCGAGACGCTGGCGAGTTCATCGCCCCGGTCCAGATCAGCCGCCGTCACATCATGTGGCGTACCGACGACATCGCGGCATGGGTGGCCTCGAAATGATCGGGATCATCGCACTCATCGTCGCTTTGGGCGGCAATCAGTTCATCGGCCACGCTCGCGCAACCGCGCGCCGCACGCTCTATTGGACTTCCACCGGCATCGCATTCGCCGCGAGCATGGTGGTTGCGGTGTGCCTCAAGTGAGCGAGTATCAACAGCACCTCGGCGAGATCGCCAAAACGATCCAGACCAAGGCCATCGCTGGCGAAAAGCCGACGATGATGGAGGTGGTGAACCTCCTTCGCTTCGACGAGGACAATCGCGTGATCCGCGACCTGTGCGTCGTATTGCAGATCGGCTCGAAGTCTGACTTCAACCGCGAGATGAACAGGAAGCGCCAGCGCGACGTGCTCGACACCGCGCCCGCCAACGCAACCGAGTTGGTCGCGGCGTTCGCGAAGAAATTCAACCTGCACGCTCGCATGGATGGTCTCATGATCCGCGACGTGAAGGCGGTCTTCCGCGACGATAACGGCAACGAGACGCCGATCCTTCCCGGAGACCGCGCCGCGCCCGACGTGGACCTCTATGCGGTGTTCCACTGCGACGCCAAGGCGCGCATGAACCGCCTCGATCTTGAGCGCGAGCTTCGCACGCTGTCTGCCAACCTGCGCATGAACATCAGCGCGCAGGACATTCTCGACGCCGTGGAGGAGTGGATGAAGGACGCCGCGCGTGCTCGCCTGCATGACATCTTCGTAGGCATCGATGGCGTTGAGCCGACCTCCGATGCGGCGCGATCATGGAAGCGTTTCGCCGAGCAGGTGTTCGATTGTTCGGAGACCTCGCCGGAGTTTGTCGCGGCGGTGCTGCGCAAGTTCATGTGGCAGGTGAAGCGCAAGATTCGCGGACTCCCGATCAGCGATCACCTCATGCCGGTGCTCTTGGGGCCACAGGGCATCGGCAAATCCACGCTGGTGAACCAGATGATCGGCCCGGTGGAGGAGTTGAAGCTCAACGTCGATTTCCGCATGATCACCGACGAGCGCAACGTCGAGATTTGGGATAGCTTCGTCATGTTCCTCGACGAGATGGGCTATGCCTCGAAGGCCGACATCGACACGGTTAAGAACATCATCACGTCGAGCACGCTCACCCGTCGCCCGATGCGATCCAACGGTCGCGTGACAATCAACCAGAACGCTACCTTCATCGGCTGCTCGAACCGCGAGCTTGCGCAGCTTGTCCGCGATCCCACCGGTAACCGTCGTTTCGTCGGTCTCCGTATGCGCAGCGATGCCGACCGCGCCTTCATCAACGCGATTGATTGGCCGCAGATGTGGGGAAGCGTCTCGATCAACGAGGCCGATCCCATGGCGAACCATCGTGCGACGCTGGCGGGGCAACAGGAAGAGACCCGTGAGCGGTCGCGTGTGGAGCAATGGATGATCGATTTCGACGGTACGGCGACGGCGTATCACGCTGGCATCTCGAAATCCGGCAACATCGCCGCGATCGATTTGTATGATGCCTTCCGCGAGTTTGAGGAGCGGGCCTACCCCGGTCATTTCAAGACCTCGAAGACCGATTGGGAGTTTGAGATGGCGCGGCTGCGCAAGAACGCGCCCGACGCCGTGATCTTTGAGAAGAAACGGGGGAACGGCGGTGTGGTCTACCGATGGAGGCGTGAAAGCCACCTTCGAGTGGTGGAATGAGCCGGGTGAGGGGCGTTTCAGGCTGGAGTGCCCCTCGTACCCTACACGCCCTACACTCTTCGAGAGGCAGCCCTACACCCTTTTTCTTCAACAAAAACAGTGATGTATATAGAAAAGTGTATAGAGTGTAGGGTGTGTATAGTAGTTTTATTTCCCAGATATAAAATAAAACAAAATCAGTCTGCTAAATGAAATAGCCTCGATTGCTATACACTCCAGTCACTCCCTACACTTTTCTCGTCGAGTTAAATAGGTGATGCCACGCATCTCCATCCAAGCCGCCAAGGCCAAGGGCCGCAAACTACAGCAATTCGTCTGCGAAGCCATCTACGCGGCGTGCCCGCAACTCGATCGTGGCGATATCAAGTCCTGCCCGATGGGTAGCGCGGGTGAAGACGTGATCATGTCAGCAGCCGCTCGCACGGCGTTCCCGTTCGCGATCGAGTGCAAGAGCCGCGCGAATGGCTTCACGCCGCTCTACGCCTACCTCGATCAAGCCGACCGTGGCGACATCCGTACCGCCATCGCGGTGGTCAAGCAGGATCGCAAGCGTCCGCTCGTGGTCATCGACTTCGAGGATTTCATGGCGTTGGTGAGCGGGTATGAAGGGTGAATTGCCGTTCGGCTCCATCCCTCTATGGTTTCGGTAATATTTTCGGTTTTTTGTCGTAGAGGCGATCGACCAAATAAAATAGTCCGCGCGCTGTGGTCGCCACAAGATGCGCGATCGGCAAGCTAAATCCGACTATCATGATCCCGCGCGGAAGATCGAGCGGGATGTAGCGCGTCTTCGATATGTCGATTATTTGCGGAAGGACCGTACCTTGCGACACTATGACCGCAATGATTGTCAGAAGCGTGAGCAACATAGATAGCGTCGCAAGATAGCCAAACATCTGGCAGAGATACTCACGCCGGGTGAGCTTCCGCTTGTCGATCTTATATTGTTTTTTCGCAGATGTCGAAACAGTCTCGTCTTCGACCTTATCCCACAAAAAAACCGGCCCGTTGTCTATCTTCTCGTCGAGCGCGCTGGACTGCATAGAGAACGTAGCAACCGCTACCAGACCTGCGACGTAGAATCCCGTGAGAACGGACGAGAACGTTCCGAACTTGTCGAGGAAGCCGTCCTTGTGAAAATAGTCGGTAGTTCGGACGATCAGAAACGGAGCGGAGATTAACGCTGTCGCGATACCGGTCGGGATAATGTCATGTATGAGCAACGGCCAGCCGTTCGCGCCGCGAAGTGCGAGATACTTCATTGGAAAGGCGGGGCGGCTCGCCACTCGTCACGGAATCTTTTTGATAATGGCGATGGCTTGTTCCACCATTTCGTCGAGTACCGCAGTGGTACACGGTTTCAACTCGGTCTTTACGCTAACTTGTTCGGAACGGACAAACAGCATCTCCTTCGCTTCCTGATCACGGTCGAGCTTCACTGTACGGTGCCGCTCATCGTCGAGGCTGATGTCCAGACTAATGTCTTCCCAGCCTTCTCCGCGTACCTTCTTGACCCACTTATCGAGTTTGGTAGTCCATGCTGGATCGGAAGGGTTGCCGACGATCTTATACCGCATCCGGTCGTTCATCGGCTCGACGATGCCGTCGCCGTCCGGGGCGTTCGGAACCGTGGTGCGAGTGAGCGTCAAATAGTTGAGTGTCTGCGTCTTCAAGGCGTCGGAGAGGGCTTCGGATTTGATTCCTTCGACTTTCAGCGTCGAATAAGTCTCGTGGTCGTCGCCCTTTTTGTCCTGAAACCCGTAGCTGTAATCGCGCAGAATCGGTGAAAGGATCGCCTGAATCACCGCGAGGCTGATACCCGGAATTTCCTCCAGCGCCGCTCGGAAGGCTCCGGGTTTTTTCGGCTCCAACTCAATTACGAGGTGTGCCGAAACAGTTTGCTCTTCGCCGTTCGCCTTCTCGGCCTGCCTAACCGACAGCTTGTCCTTGACCTTCTTGCGATACATCGGGTCGGCAGCGTCGGGGCTCGAACGGTGAAACAGAAGGATGGCAACCTTCTGCGGCTCCCGGACTTCGGCCATGATCAATTCAACCGTGTCGCCGTTCGGCTGCACCGATGACGCCTTGCCCGCCTTTTGGGCGACGCGGATGGCATCGAGGACGCTGTATTGCCCGACCGGGGCGATCATCGGGAGGCGCTCTGCGGCCTTGTGTCGAGGCGAGAGGTGCAGGTCGTATCGGCGGTAGAACCTCGAAAACTTCTCCAAAAACACGCTGCGGCCCCTCTCGCTATGCCCCTTATAAATAGGTAGCGATGCCCGAACGTTCTGTCACCAACGATAGCATTGCCCGGTGAATCCTGCGCCAGATGCCGGATAAGCCTGCCACCTTCACCAGCGCCCGTAGGAGGTCCGTCCAGCGCCGTGGCGGCTCTGCGGTAGTGCGTGACACCTCACGCGCCTTCCGCGCGCTCTGCGCGCGTCTACGGGCTCTGGAGCCGCTCTGTCGCTATTGTCGCAATCAAGGTCGTATCGCTGCCGCCACGGTGACGGATCACATCGTCGCCCTGTCGCTCGGCGGCACCGACGACGTGAGCAATCTCTGCCCGTCCTGCTTACCGTGCAATTCCGCCAAGGGGATCGTCGAGCGGCGGTTCGCAGCCAAGGGCTACGACCACCGCGACATCATGCTCGATCCCGATCTCGCCGGGTGGATCGAGTTAGCGCGGAAAAAACCGGTCGCCCCCTGAACGCGCACTTGCGCTTCGAGCGGTTGCAAGCCAGCATCCCCGCAGCGGGAGAGCGGTGGGTCTATGCGTTTAAGTTGGGGCGAGATCAAAGCGCGCGCTCGCGCATTCGCGAAAGAGTGGAAAGATGCCCACTTCGAGAAGGGCGAAACCCAGAGCTTCTACAACGACTTTTTCGCCATCTTTGGCATCAAACGTCGGCAAGTGGCGGTCTATGAGCAGCGGGTGAAGCTGCTCAACGATCGCCATGGCTTTATCGATCTCTTTTGGCCCGGAACGCTGTTGATCGAGCACAAGAGCGCCGGTCGCGATCTCAAAAAGGCGCAATCGCAAGCATTTGATTATTTCGACGCCCTCCGCGAAGATCAGCAGCCGCGTTTTATCCTCACATGCGATTTCCAGAATTTCAAGCTGCTCGATCTCGATACCGGCGAAAACTCCGATTTCACGCTCGCCGAGCTTCACAAGAACATCGAGGTATTCGCATTCGTGCTCGGTCGCCAGACGGCGTTCAGCACCGCGCAGGAAGATGTGAGTGTCAAAGCTGCCGAGCTAATGGGCGGGCTGCACGACGCGCTGGAGGCCAGCGGCTACATAGGCCACGATCTCGAACGGCTGCTCGTCCGCTTGCTGTTTTGCCTGTTTGGCGATGACACCGGCATCTTCGAACCCAAGGATATTTTTCTCAATCTCATTGAGATCGACACCAAGGAAGACGGTACGGACGTGGGCCGCATGCTCATCGAGCTATTCGATATGCTCGATACGCCAGACGATCAGCGGCAGAGCAACGCCCGCGCCGAATTGACGCAGTTTCCTTACATCAACGGCGGTCTTTTCGCGGGTCACGTTCGAACCCCCGTGTTCGATCGCTTGATGCGGGAAACGCTTCTCAAGGCCGCGCGCTTCAACTGGACGAAGGTGTCTCCGGCCATCTTCGGCTCGTTGTTTCAGTCAGTGATGAACAAGGAAGAACGCAGGGCCAAGGGCGCGCACTACACCACCGAGACGAACATCTTGAAGGTGATCCGCCCGTTGTTTCTGAACAAGCTATGGGAGGAGTTTGGCCGGATCAAGGCCCGGAGAACCAACCGGAGTGTGCTTCTTACAGCGTTCCAAGCGAAACTTGGATCGCTCCGGTTTCTTGACCCGGCGTGCGGCTGCGGCAACTTTCTGATCATCGCGTATCGCGAGCTTCGCCGCCTTGAGTTGGAGGTGATCCAGACCCTGCGGGATCGCAGCGGCGTCATTGACGGCCACGCCGTTCAGCAGACTGAATTGGATACCGCCGCGTTAAGCGTGGTCACGGTCGAGCAATTCTACGGGATCGAGTTCGAGGAGTTTCCGTCGCGGATCGCCGAGGTCGCAATGTGGATGACCGACCACCTCGCCAACAACGAGCTATCGCTGGCCTTCGGCCAATCATATGCTCGCATTCCGCTCACCGAGAGCCCGCATATCCGGCACGCCGACGCGTTGGAGATCGATTGGAACGATCTGCTGCCCGGAGCGCAGTGCAGCTACGTCATGGGCAACCCGCCGTTCCTTGGCTCGAAGAACCAGACAGACTTCCAGCGGAGCCAAGTCCGACGCATAGCGGGCCTTGGTGGGTCGGGTGGCACGCTTGATTACGTCGCGGCATGGTTCATCAAGGCGGGCGAGTACGTGGCGAAAGGCCCTACCGGGATCGCCTTCGTTTCGACCAACTCAATCACGCAGGGCGAACAGGTGGCCCAGCTATGGCCGATCCTTTTTGCGAAGTCGGGGCTTGAGATTTCTTTTGCGCATCGCCCTTTCGTGTGGGCGTCGGAAGCTCGTGGCAAAGCGCAGGTTCATGTCGTTATTGTCGGTCTGAATCACCGAGATCACGAGCCCGAGGAGAAACTGCTTTTTAGTTATCCGAACATGAAGGGTGATCCGGTTGAGACTTCGCACGCCGCGCTGACAGCATATCTCTTTGATGCTCGCACGGTCGCGAACAGGCACCTTGTGGTGAGCGAGACGCCGAGGCCACTAAACGGCGCAAGAAAGCTAATTATTGGATCGAAGCCAATCGACGGCGGCTACCTCATATTTTCACCTGATGAACGATCGGAGCTTTTGGCGTCTGAACCTGCGGCCGACAAATATCTCCGGCCGTTCGTCGGTTCAAAAGAGTTCATCAACGACAAGAAGCGTTGGATCGCTGGGCTGCAAAGTGCCGATCCTCATGATCTCGCTGCCTCAAGCATCCTTCGCAATCGGCTTGCGCTGGTTCGTCGCTACCGCAACGGAGAAGTACGGCCTAAAGACGGCGATCCAGACAAGCCGATCAAGGCTCCCGGTATCTCGTCAAGGCGACTTGCCGACACCCCGGCTCAATTTCACGTCACCGTAATCCCAACCGATCCGTTTCTTGTGGTTCCCGAAGTAAGCTCCGAGACGCGCGAATATGTTCCAATTGGCTGGCTAAATCCGCCGTCTATACCGAGCAATAAACTGCGGATTCTGCCCAATGCAACGGTGTCGGAGTTCGCCCTCCTTGCCTCGAAGATGCATATGGCTTGGCTATCGCACATTGGCGGGAAGCTGAAGAGCGATTATCAATATGGTATTGGCGTCGTCTACAACACGTTTCCGGTTCCCGATATTACCACACCTCAAATGGATAAGCTCGTAAGGCTATCGGAAGCGGTTCTGGAAGCGCGAAAGAAATTTCCTGCTGCGAGTCTTGCGGAGCTTTACGATCCCAATCTGATGCCCATCGAGCTACGGAACGCACACACTAAACTCGATCTTGCGGTAGACCGCCTGTATCGCGCCGAGCCATTCGCGAGCGATCGTGATCGCGTCGAGCATCTGTTTGGTCGGTACGAGAAGATGGTGGACCCGATGGGCTCCACAGCCGCGAAGATCAACACGCGCGTCGCGCGCCGAGTGAACGCGGGAAGTGCCAAGCCCTGAAGCTAAATAGATATGAGCCACCTTTGGTTGAGGGTGGCTCGTGCTCGTGGTGGCGTTCGTAGGTAGCGCGTCATCCAACAAGTCGTCGATGCCGCAGGCTCGATGCCGACTGCTCGAAGTCGTCCGCGCGGATCGAGCCAGTGAAGCGCGCGGAACCGAGCAACGATGTTGCTCCAGCGCGAACGATCCGACCGGGGCGGGGTCAAATCATATGGATCGCGCAATGGCGGACACCGCCGCTCCACTTTTTTTTAACGCTGTCAGATGAAAATCCGGGCCTATCAGGGGTTCAACGGGGGATAGATGGCGTCTCCCTCTTGAGCGAAATACTCCAGAGAAAGACCTTTTGTGCGTCCAACGTCTTGTTGGTGGTGTTTAAGCCGTTCGATCAGTTTAAGGAAGCTCATTTGACGTTCCTGTATTTGCTCTAACCGCAATTCTGTTCCGGAGTTATTCATGAAGGCATCCCACCGGAAGAACGGCCTCACCTTGATCTCGCGCTTATTGGAGCTTTCTCGCCCAACGAACATGAAGTGTGCGACCTGATGGGCGCTTCTGATATTCTTTCGTCAGCTTCGTTGATAGCGGGGGAAAGTGTGGTGCATAGTTTTCCAACACGGGATCGCTGAAGGCGGTTGCCTTGATCATGCTCAAGCGTGCCTCAAACGAAACTACCGCTTCAAAGGCCGATCGAAGTGGATGATTGAACTCTTTCCATCCCCGCTCGTGCATGATCATGAATAGGTGAGACACCTCTACCTCGACTAAACTCCAAGCATGCAGGCAATGCCCGACTGCCGCAGCAAGATGGTTTTGATAGGCCGCTGTCGTCCGGTCCTCGATTTCGTCAGACACGTTTCAATCACCTTCGCAGAACAGTCACATCAAACTTTGCAGCTAAATAACTACATGCAAGCTCGAAGACCAGCAAACCCCGCCACCAAAAAGATGGCTGGCACCTACCGCAAGGATCGTCACGGCGAGATCGAGCCGATCACCATCGTTGACACCTCGAAGGTGCCAGAAGCACCGGAATGGTTGAGCGAAGGTGCCAAGACGGAGTGGGCGAGCACGCTTGCCCATGCCGTCGCCTGCGGCGCTACCGCGATCGATAGCTCGATGTTCGCCCTCTACTGCGAAACCATGGCGGTGTTCGTCGCCGAAGTGCAGTCGGGGCAGACCACCAACGCCGCCTATCGCAGCGAGCTACGCAAGCAAATGGAGCTTCTCGGCATTGCGGGCGCGAAGTCGCGTCTCGCGAAGATCGGCACCCCCGACGCACCCAAAGCATCGCCGTTCACCGTCCGAAAGTAACCGTGGCGAAGTTTGCCAAGGGGAGCTTTGGGTGGATCGCGCTCGACTACGCGAAGAGCGTGGTGAGCGGGAAGATCGCCGCGTCGTGGCATATCCGCGCCGCGTGCCAACGCACGCTCGACGACGCCAAGCGTCCCGATCTCATCTTCTCCGCCAGCCATATCGACCACGTTTGCGAATTCCTCGAAGCGCTGGTGCATATCAAGGGCGAGTGGGCGGGGAAGCCGATCGAGCTTCAACCGTTCCAAGTATGGATCATCGCGTCGATCTTCGGCTTCATCCGCAAGGCGGACGGGCTGCGGAAGCATCGCTCGGCGTTCATCCTGCTACCCCGCAAAAACGGCAAGTCGCTGATCGCGGCGGGCATCGCCCTCTACATGACATTCGCAGACGGCGAGGCCGGTGCGGAAGGCTACTGCGGTGCAGCCAATCTCGCGCAGGCCAACGAGGTGTTCACACCAGCCCGTCGCATGGCAGAGCTATCACCGGGTTTCGCCGACGCCTTCGGCGTGAGCGTCATGGCGAAGTCGATCTTCGCCGCTGGCACCGGGCAGAGCTTCGTTCCCGTAATCGCAAAAACGAAAGACGGCTCGTCACCGCATATCGCCATCTGCGACGAGCTTCACCAAGCCAAGGATGCGACGCAGATTCAGGCGTTCCGCACCGGCATGGGCGCGCGACGCCAACCGCTGCTCTTGGTGATCTCGACGGCGGGCTTCCACCTGTCTGGCATCTGCCGCACCGAGCAGCTTGACGCGGAAGCCGTGCTCAAGGGCGCTGCAACGGACGATCAGCTATTCTCGGCGATCTACACCATCGACCAAGACGACGACTGGCGCGATTTCTCATGCTGGCGGAAGGCCAACCCGAACCTCGCCGTCACGATCAGCGAAGACTACCTCAAGGCGCAGCACGAGAAAGCCCTCCAGACGCCCGCAAATCAGGCGTTTGCTCGCACCAAGTATCTCAACCAGTGGTGCGCCAGCGCCGATGGATGGCTCAATATGGCCGATTGGGCGAAGGCGGGCGATCCGACGCTCGATTTCGAGGCGTTGAAGGGCCGTCCCGCCTATCTCGGCGTCGATTTCTCCACAAAGCAGGATTTGACCGCCATTGTGGCGATCGTCCCGCTCGATGACGGCCGGAAGGCAATCTTCCCGTTCCTGTTCGTGCCCGATGGTGCGGTTGAGACATCACCGAATGCCCCTGCATATGCCGGATGGATCGAGACCGGGGCGTTGGCACGCACCGAAGGCACCGCATCGAGCTTCGCGGAAGGTGAGGCGCAGATCGAGGCCCTCATGAACCATTTCACGATCACCAATGCGGTCTTCGACCAGTGGCAGGGCGAAAATTCGCGCCAAAAGCTCGAAGCGAAGGGCCTCACCACCACCGTTTGGGCGGCAAATGGTCGCGGCGAATGGACGATCGCCATGGATAACTTCGAAGCCGACCTCAAAAACGGGCTGATCGTCCACCCGGCGAACCCGGCGATGGACTGGTGCGCGGCTAATACATGCGCAAATCAGCGCGGAGTGACGCGCGTGCCTGTCAAAGACGACAAAAACAACAAGATCGACGGCATGGTTGCGGCTCTTATGGCCTATGCAGTGTCTTGCATCACGCCGCCAGCGCCGCCAGCGCCGCTGCAATTGTTCTTCCTCGACTAAATAATGGATGGGATTCATTTCATCTATCGCGTCGTTTTTCGACGTTCCGCAGGCGTATGAGGCCAAAGGCTACGTCAACGCGCCCGCCAATCGCACGCCGCAACAGATTTCCGCGCTCGTCGAGTCCGATTTCGGCGGTTTCGGCAGCGAAGACAACTTCTGCAACTCGGTGGTCTACGCCTGCGCCCGCGTGATCGCCGAAGGGCTGGCACTGCCCGAATGCTACGTGCGCCAGACAGTCGGCAACGGTCGCAAGCTCGCGGTGAACCATCCGCTCTTCCCGCTGCTCAACGCTGCACCGAACGATCGCCAGACCGCCTACGGCTTCCGCGAGTTCATCGGCTTTCATCTTGCCATGTATGGCAACGCCTACGTCTACATCGTCCGCTCGCCGCGCACTGGTGAGATTCTCGAATTGCTGCCGTGCGATCCCGGCATGGTGAGCGTGTCGGTGAACGACGCGCAGTTGTTCAACCCGCTCCAGTATTTTCTTTTCGGCCAGCCCGTGCCCGCCGCCAACATCTGGCACCTCAAGGGTCCGTCATGGTTCACCTATCAGGGCAACAACACGGTCGGTGAGGCGCGCTCGGCGATCGGCCTCGCGAACGCCAACGAGTCCTATGGCGCGAACCTGTTCAAGAACGGCGCGAAGCCCGGTGGCATCGTCGCTCCCAAGGATGGCACGGCGCTCACACCGGAACAGGCGCAGTCGATCAAGGAACAGTGGACGGCGCAGCAACAGGGCGTCGGCAACGCGCACAAGACGCTCTTCCTCACCGGCCCGGTCGGTTACACCCCGATGGGCACCACGGCGAACGATGCGCAGTGGATCGAAAGCCGCCGATTCCAGATCGAGGAAATCTGCCGCTACTTCCGCGTCTCGCCCACCAAGGTTTTCCAGAACCTTGGTTCGCAGAGCTACGCCAGCGTCGAGCAGGCGCACATCGCCCACCAGTTTGACACTGATCAACAGTGGCAGGCGCGCTTCGTGCAGAGCGCGAACGCAGCACTCTTCACGCCGAAGGAACGCGCAGCCGGTTTCGCGGTCTCGCTCGATCATCGCGCGGTATTGAACGGCACGACTGCCGCAGAGCGGATGGCGTATTGGATCGCAGGCGTCTCGGCTGGCATCTTCACGCAAAATGAGGCTCGCACGGGCGAAGGCTATGATCCGTCCGACGATCCCGAAGCCGACAAGCTAAAGCAAGCCGTCAATATCATGCCACCGCCGCCGATTGTCGCGAAGTCGCCGGATACGACCGCCGACGATCAGCCGAAAAAGCAGTGATCGAATAAATAAAGCATGGACCGCAAGACACTCGACACGCGACTTGAGATCAAGTTCGCCAACACATCCGGTGAAGAGAAGACCTTCACCGGCTATGGTGCATTCTTCAACAACATTGACAGCTACGGGGACGTAATCGCCTCCGGCGCTTTCACCAAGACGCTCGCCGACTTCAACGGCTCGGCGCAGATGCCCGCAATGCTCTGGAACCACGACGCGATGGCGATGCCGATCGGCGTTTGGCTCGACATCGCGGAAGATGCCCACGGTCTCAAGGTCTCGGGGCAGTTTCTCGACACCACCAGCGGCAACGATTCCTACATCCTCGCCAAGACCGGCGCGGTTAGCGGTCTCTCGATCGGCTACATCGTCACCGGCTTCGAGATGAGCGTCGTGAACGGCAAGTCGATCCGCACCATCACCGAAGTCCAGCTTTTCGAAATCTCGCTCGTCACTTTCCCGGCGAACGATCTTGCGCGCGTCCAGAGCGTCAAAAATCAGGAGAATGAAGTGAACATTGAAGAAATCAAGGCGATGCTCGACGAGCGCGACGCCAAGCTCAAGGTCGTGATCGAAGAGATGATGGTCAAGTCGGCCCCGGCTGACACCGAAGTCAAGTCGATCGACGATGACGAAGACTGCGATTGTGATCCCGATGAGGACGACGATTGCGAATGCGACGACGAAGATAAGTCGGAAGCTAAATATCACACGGCGTTCATTGAGGCCGTGAACAACCTAACTGCAAAACTTGCCAAGGAGAATCATGGCCAATAAGTCCGTTACGGAGGCAATCAACAGCCTCGAAGTCGAAATCAAGAACAATGTTAATGCCCGCATCGATGAGATGCGCGCAGAGCACAAGTCGGCACTCGACGCGATCGAGAAGGCCGCAGGCCGTCCGACCGTTTCCGCCGCCGATGCGAAGGATGCGGAGCACAAGACTGCTTTCACCAACTACCTGCGCTCCGGCGACAAGGCGATCATGGCCGAATTTAAGACCATGACTGCCGGTTCGGCGACCGATGGCGGCGTTACCGTCCCGAAGTCGATCTACAACGTCATCCAGAAGCAGCTTGTCGACATCTCGCCGATGCGCTCCGTCGCTCGCGTGCTGTCGGTTGCGACCCCCGACTTCCACATCCCCTACTCGAAGGGCGGCACCACGTCCGGTTGGGTTGGTGAGTCCGACGTTCGCGGCGCGACCAACACCTCTTCGATCGTCGAGATCGTCCCCAACTTCGGCGAGCTTTACGCTCTGCCCGTCGTGTCCAACCAGCTTGTCGAAGACAGCCAGTTTGACATCAACGGCTACGTCGCTGGTGAGGCTGCAACCGAGTTCGCCCGCGCAGAAGGCGCAGCCTTCCTCAACGGCACTGGCGTAAAGCAGCCGATCGGCATTCTCGCCGCTCCGTTCGCTGCGACCGCCGACAAGACCCGCGCATTCGGCACTGCACAGTCGCTCACCTCCTCGGTGGTCGGCGGCATGAACGCAGACGATCTTATCGCCATGACCGGCGCGCTCAAGGCAGGTTTCCGCGCTAACGCGAAGTGGCTCATGACCAAGGCGACCAAGACCGCGATCCGTTCGCTCAAGGACAGCTACGGCCAGTATCTGCTCGTCACCTCGCTCGTCGCTGGCACGCCCGACACTCTGCTCGGCTACCCGATCGTCGAGATGGAAGACATGCCGGAGATCGGCGCGGGCAACCTGTCGGTCCTGTTCGGTGACTTCGCAGCGGGCTACACCATCTGCGACCGCGTTGGTGCAACCCTGCTCGTGAACCCGTATCTCACCCCCGGCTTCGTCACCTACCAGTGGCGCATGCGCGTCGGCGGTGCTGTCGTGGACACGCAGGCGTTCAAGGCGCTCAAGATCAAGGCTTCGTAAGAATCCTTCGATACCAAGGAAAGGCCCTGTCTCGAAAGAGGCGGGGCTTTTTCTTGTCTTCGATAAATATTCATATGCTGATCACTCGCCTCACATCGCCGTCATTCGTCATCGTTGATTCCGACACGCTCGCCGAATGGCTGCGGATCGATAGCAGCACCGACACCGCCACCACCGATCTCTTGGTCGCGTCCGCGACCGATTACATCGAGTGCATCACCGGCCGGGTGCTCGCCGCTGCCAACTACCAAATCGACTATGACGAGCTTGCCCCGTCGCTCCCGCTCAACATCGCGCCGCTCAACAGCGTCACCAGCGTGTCGGCCAAGCTTGCCGATGGCACGGCAATCGCGCTCACCGCAGGCACCGACTACCTCACGCAGGCAGCATCGGCCGCGCCCTCGATCATGTTGCTCAACGTGCCGACTGGCGCGGTCTCGATCAGCGTGCTCGCGAATGCCGGTTACACCAATGCAGCCGCCGTGCCCGCCTCGATCCAACATGCAGCCGCGATCCTCGTCGCGGCATCGTATGACAGCCGCTCGGCGCTCGATCCCGCTACCGCCACAACGGTGACCAACCTTGTGTCGCGCTATCGCCGGGTGGTGATCGGGTGATCATCGACGCGGGCAAGCTCGATCGCAGGGTCGAGCTACTGACCAAGACCACGACGCGGGATGCCGCAGGCCAGCCGATCGATGCGTGGATCGTCTCGGCGACGGTCCCGGCGCAGCGCCTCAATCTACGCAGCACCGACATTCGCTCATCGGCTGGCGTGGAGACCGTGCCCGATGCGAAGTATCTCATCCGCTGGCGGGCAGGGGTCACCACCGCGATGCGCGCGACCATCGACGGGATCACCTACTCGGTCGTCGGCGTCGATGAACCAGATCGCCGGGCCACGCTCGTGCTCACCCTGCAAGGCGTGTGATGGGCGATTTCAGCTACAACCTAAAGGGCTTCAGCGAGCTAAACGCCCGCCTTGCCGATCTCGCGGGCAAGCAGGCGACCAGTGCGGGGCAGAGCGCCATTCGCGCGGGTGGCGTCGTGCTGCGCGATGCGGTTAAGGCGAAGGCCCCGGTTGGTCCGACGCCGGAAGGCGCGAAGGAAAAGCACGGCGATCGAACGATCACCCACCACAAGATCGCGGAGCAGATCACCGTCACGAAGGTGAAGTCGCCCAACGAGCACCAAGTGAGCGTAGCCGTTCACAACGGGAAGGCGTTCCACGCCTCGTGGGTGGAGTTTGGTTCGATCCACAATCAGCCGAACCCGTTCTTTCTCAACGCGCTCAACGATGTCGGGCAGGAAGTCATCGACAAGGTAGGTGCGACGCTCGGCAAGCAGTTGACCAAGCGCGGCGTCTAAATATTAGATGCTGGAAACCTCTCTTGTCGCGCGTCTCGCGCCGATCACCACCGCCCTCTATCCGTTGGTCGCACCGAAGAACTACGCAACGCCGTGCGTGGTCTACAACCGCAGCGATACCAAGCCCGTCGCCGACCTTAAGATAGGCACCGACGCTGCCAAGGTATGGCTGCAAGTCGATGTCTACGATGTCACCTATCTCGGCGCGAAGGCGCTTGCCGACATGATCCGCAAGAACCTCGAAATGTGGGTGGATGTCGAAGTGCAAGCAGTCTCGTGGACCAATGAACAAGACATGATCGACGAGACAACCGAGACGATGCTATATCGCGCCATGTTGTCATTCGAAGTGTTCGTAAATATCCAATAGTCGCTCCGCTGATAAATAAAGAATGGCGCTGGAATAGCGCCGACTTATTCCAGCAGGAGATATCATGACCGCCAATACCACGCTTGCATCGCAGGGCACCACTCTCACCATCACGGTTGGCTCGGGTTCGGCCACCCCCGTCAACGGCTTCACCGATTTTTCGGGCCTCGGTTCGGGCACCGCGACCATCATCGACGCTTCCGACCTTTCGTCCGCTGCCAAGCAGAAGCAGATCGGCCTTCCCGATGAGGGCACCGCCAAGATCAGCCTCAACTACATCGAGGCCGATGCTGGACAGGTTGCGATGGAGACCGCCCGCTCGGGCCGCTCGCTCGCGCACTTCATCATCACGCTCACCAGCGGCACCAAGTATGCCTTCGATGGCTACGTGCAGACCTTCGAGAAGTCGGTCTCGGTCGATAAGCTCGTGACCATCTCGGCTTCCGTCGAAATCACTGGCGCGGTCACCAAGACCCCGGCTGCGTAATCATGGCTTATCTCAACCGTAAGCAGATTCTCGCGGCCAAGCTCCCCACTCGCGACGTTGAAGTCGCCGAGTGGGGCGGCGATGTCTGCATCCGCGCATTGAGCGTCAAACATCGTGTCGAGATGCTTGACGCATGGGTTGCGCACGAGCGCGAAGTGGACGCCTACAAGGAAGATCAGGCTCTGCCCGAAGACGAGCGCAAGGGCGTCGAGAAGGTGACGCACCTCGATCAAGCGATCTTTCAGCTTATCTATTCGATCGTCGATCCGAAGACGGACAAGCTCCTCTTCTCGATGGCCGACTACGAAGCGTTCAAAGAGCTAAACTACCCGACGATCCAGCGTCTCTATGGCGTCTTCATCGAACTCAACTCGCCGAAGTCGGTGTCTGAAGTAAAAAAAAGTTCAGGCTGAACCACGAGCGGCGGTTCCTGTTTCGCCTCGCTCTCGCTCTCGGCCGCACGGTCGGCGAGCTTGAGCAGGCGATCACCCCCGACGAACTTATGGAATGGGCAGCATACCACGATCTTGAACCGTGGGGCGCACCGGCCGAAGATCATCGCTGGCAAACGCTCTGCGATCTCACGGTTCGCATGAATGCCGCGAAGCCGATCGACAAGACGATCCTGTTCTTCGATCGCGATCCCGAAGAGACTGCACGCCTTGAGGCGCTCTCGCTCGCTCATGTCAATCGCGCGTCGATCCTCGACGCGAAGATCGAGGCTTACTTCGAGCAGAGGATAGCAAACGGCAGATAAATACTGTCGCAATGTCAAATATAGGCTCTCTGGAGATTGATCTCCTACTCGAATCCTCTTCGTTTCTCGCAGGCATGAAAAAGGCCCAAGAGGCCACGAAGGAGTCTGCGGAAAGCATCAAAGAGTCGCTCGACATCGCCAAAGAGGCGGTGGTCGGGTTGGCGGAGGCATTCGCGGTCGATTTCATTATCGAGAAGGTCAACTCGGCGCTCGAATACGCAGAGAGCATCAAAAAAGTCGCCGAACAGACCGGTCTTACCACCACCGCGATCCAAGGGTTCAACTATGCAGCGTCGCAGTCGGGCGTTGCTACCGATGTTTCGAATGCTGCGCTTGAGCGCTTCACGAAGTCGCTCGGCTCTGCCGCGAATGGCAACCAGAAGGCGCTCGCTGTCTTCAAGTCGCTCGATGTCACGTCCACCGACGCCAACGTGGCGCTTGGGCAGTTTGCCGATGGCCTCGAAAAGGTGCCGACCGTCGCGCAGCGAGCGGCCGATGTCACCGCCGTGTTCGGCCGCAATGCGCAGGGCCTCACCGAGTTTTTGAGTGAGGGCAAGAAGGGCCTCAACGAATACACCGAAGCCGCGCAGTCGCTCGGCATCGTGCTCGACGGCAGCGTGATCGACGGCGCGGCGGACGCCGAACACAAGCTCACCGCCCTCAAGATGGTCATTTCCGCCGAGTGGGCGAACGTGATCGACCAGAATGCCAACGCGATCGTCTCGCTTGCGGATGGCATGATCAAGCTCACCGCTGCGGTAGCGGGCTTCATCTCTGCACATCCCGAAGTAGCGCTTGGCATCATGGGCGCTCTCGCTGGTGGTGCCGTGGGCGGTCTCCCCGGCGCTGCGATCGGTGGCCTCGCGGGTGTCGCTGGTGGTGCAGCGCTTCACCAGAACATGGATGACAACAACAACGATCTCCAGTTCCGCAAGCAGCAGCTACAGCAGGCGCAACGCGACTTCGATTCCGCGCGGGCGGGCACCAACGGCGGACAGATGATCTCGACGCCCTACGGTCCTGCACCCGTAGCGCCGCAGTCTGTCGAGTCCGCGCAGGCGGAGTTCGTCAAGCAGATCGGGTTCATGAACCGAGCACTTGCGGCTCATAACCAGATCACGGCCAAGCCGCCGAAGTCGCCGGTCCTGCCCGATCTCAAGACGCACCAGCATCGCCAGCCAAGGGATCGCACCGACGAGATTGCGGCGTCGTTCGAAAAGACGCTGCAAAGCGCGCAGGACGGTCTCTACTCGCTGAAAGAACGGCTCACCACCGACCCTCAAGAAAAGGCGATGTATGAGCACTTCCAGAATGACGATGACGACAAGTCGAAGACGGCGGCGATCAATGATAGCTACGCAGCGGGAAAATACGGTGCCGTAAATAGCGACATCGCGAAGGCTCGCCGTGATCAGCTTCTCCAGATTCAGGCCGATACCAAGACCGAAAAAGACGCGCTGATCAACCGTCAGGAAGATGCGGCGATGTCGGCGCAGGCGCTCGCCCTCAAGACTTCGGACCTCCAGAACCAAGAGGACATCGTAAAGGGCTCGCTCGACCTTGCCCGCACGTCCGATGAGAAGAAGGCGCTCAACGACCAGCTTATCGATCTTCAAAACCAGCAAGTCGCCGCGCAGCTTCAGGCGGTTCTCGCATCCAAGGATAGCACCGATGCGGAGAAGAAGATCGCGGCAGCGCGTCTCGCATTGCTGCCGCAGCTTGCCGCGCAGGCCAAGGCGAAGAACGCGCAGGACAATGCAGGGCCGATCGCCGCCTATCTGAACGCCATGCCCAAGACCGTCGATGACATCGGCGAGTCATTGCAGACGGCTGCGGTGCAGGGCCTTGGATCGCTCACCGATGGGATCGCTGCCGCGATCAACGGCACCGGCACCCTCAAGTCGGCTTTCTCCAGCCTCGCCATGTCGATCGTCACTGACCTTGAGAAGATCGTGATCGAGGAGGAGATCGTGAAGCCGCTCGCGAACCTGCTCACGGGCGGCTCTGGCGGCGGCGGCGGTCTCTTGGGATCGATCGCCAAGGGGATCGGCGGGCTCTTCGGCGGAGACTTCGATCCGAGCACGCTGGCGTCCCCGGCGCTCAACATCGCGTCGGCCATTCCCGACCAGCTTCCGGTCTCCAGCATCGACCTTTCGGGAAGCCTCGCGGGTTTCCGTGCGAACGGCGGTGCGACGGCTCCCGGCAACTACATGGTCGGCGAGCGCGGTCCTGAAGTCGTGTCGATCGGCGCACCCGCAAACGTGACGCCCACTCGCGCGCTCAATGCGCTCGGCGGCGGCGGCGGCAACGGGACCACGATCAACTCGACGGTGAACGGCGTCAACGATCCCGCGCTCGTGCGCCAGCTTGCTGCACAGACGATCTTCCAAGCTCTGCCCGCCACGCTGCGCATGTCGAGCGATAACACCGTCAAACGGCTGAACCGGCCGACCATGAGGTAAAAATCGCCGTCCAACTAAATATTGGATGGCGATCTACCCCCTTCAGCAAATCCCGATTGCGCCAATGAGTGAGACTCTGCGCATCGTCAACAAGCAGTCCAATCAGGCGTCACCCTATTCGGGTCGGCAGACGATCATTCAGTTCTACGCCTCGTGGACGCTCTCGATCAATTGGGCGCGCATGGGGCTCGACAAGGCGGAGCCGCTCGCTGCGTGGTTGGACTCGCTACAGGGCGCTTACGGATCGTTCTACTACACGCCGGTTTTCTCCGTCTACGATGTAGGCGTTGAGCTTTCGCTGGCGTCGGACACCTACGCGACCAGCAACGTCGCCTCGATCAGCGGTTGGGCGGCAAACGCGCCGACCAAGCTTCGCGTCGGGCAATATATCTCGATCGACAAGCAGCTACTGCGCATCGCTGCCACGCCATTGGCGGCAGACAGCACCGGCAAGGCGACCGTCGAGTTCAACCCGCCGCTGCGCGCCAGCTACGGGACCGGCACCACCGTCGTGACCGCCTATCCGCGCGGCGTCTTCCGCCTCGATCAGAGGGACGGCAGCGGCTTCCAACTCGATCCCGACCGCATCCCCGAATTCACCACCCTCAATGCCATCGAGGTGATTTGATGTCGAAAGACCTCAACGCTCAATGGCTCGGCGCGCTCGCTGCACAGGGGATCACCACTGCCTACCTCGTGCGGCTCGACTTCGCGTCGGAGACCGCCTTCATCTGGACCGGCGAGTATCCGATCGAGCCGAACAACACGGGCGACGCTCTGCTCGACGGCAACACATTCCAACCGTTCATGAGCGGCACGCCCTACGATGTCGGCACCAACACCTACAGCGAGCAGGGATCGGACGCGCTCGAATTGACGCTTGCCGTCCCCGCCGATCTCCCCCCGGAGCTTGTCTCCGCCAGCATCGACAGCAACGAATATCTCTCACGTCCCGCGACCGTCTGGCGCGCGCTCATGATCTCGCAAGCCGGTCTCGCGACCCCTGCGGTGTGGATGTTCCGCCGCATCCGTAGTGGATCGATGGACACTCTTGAGTTCACCACGGACAGCACGCAGTCGGTGGTCAAGCTCACCATCGAAAGCCATGCCAGCTACATCTCGGCGGCTTCGAATAGCACTTACATCGACCAGAAGAAGTATGATCCGAACGATACGTCGCAAGACTATATGTCTTCGAGCGTGAACGGACAGCCGATTGCGAACACCTATAATCATAGTGCGGCGTTCTCGCTATACAACAACCTGTTCAACAAGGGCAGGGCACTCGACTGACATCCTAAATAATGGATGATTTCGCGCAAAGAGCACTGGCATCTCGCCCTATCCAACTATTTCGATGAAGTAGCCTTCAACCGTTTCGAGTTCGGCAAGTTCGATTGCTGCCTGTTCATCGCTGGTGCGGTGCAGGCGATGACGGGCGTAGACATCGCGGCTGACTATCGCGGCAAGTATGCCGACGCGGCCAGTGCGGCGGAAGCCCTCAAGACGATCGGCGCGGGATCGCTCGCGAAGTCGCTCACCGCCCTGTTTGGCAAGCCCCGGCATGTCGCTCACGCCAAGCGCGGCGACATCGTGCTCTTCCATGATCGTGGCGACGAGATCGGTGCGGTCGGCATTTGCTGCGGCACCTTCTCGCGCTTCATCGGCAGCATCGACGAAGCCGGTGGCGTCATTCCCGCCGATGGCGACGAGCCTGCACAAGGCTTGATCCCGATCCCGACGCGCATGTGCTCGCTCACTTGGGCGGTGCCCTTCTAATGTCGAAGCTCATCAAGACGGTCTTGGTGATCGGCGCGGCAATCGCGCTCGTCGCCTTCGCGGCACCGATCGCAGGCTTCCTCACTGGCGCGCTTGCGTCGATCGGCATCACCGCCACGATCACCGCTGGCGCGATCGTTGGGCTGGGCCTCTCGCTCGGCCTTTCTGCCGTCTCGACGCTCTTTCAGAAGACGCCGAGCTTTTCCAACTCGCTCGCCGCGCGTCTCTCACTCAACGAAGATACCACCGCGCCCCGCAAGATCGTGTTCGGCACGACGGCGACCGGCTGCGATCTCCGTTTCAAGGAAACATGGGGCAAGAAAAACGATCGCCTGTCGCTCGTCATCGCGCTCGCGTCGCACCAGCTTACCAGCATTCAGTCGGTCACAATGGATGCCGTCGAAGTCTGGGCGAACGGCCGGGACATCAGCGGCAACAAGTATGACGACGGCTACGATGAAGTCTCGCCCTACACCGTAGGCGTCGCGGGCAGCGGCCGTTCGGTCGGCTCCGGCAACTACTGGCGTCCGACCGCAAGCTTCACCGGCTGCGCCTACATGGTCATCACCTATCGTCTCGATAAGACGAAGGTTTGGACCGATGGCCTTCCGTCCAAGATCACGACCGTCGCGAACGGTTGCCCCGTCTACGATCCGCGCCTTGATTCCACCAACGGTGGATCGGGCTCGATGCGCCCCGGCGACCAGACGACGTGGAGCTTCACCAGCACCGCGTCTGGCATGCAGATCGGCCGCAACCCGGCGCTTGCGCTGCTCACCTTCCTCATCGGCTGGCGCATCAACGGTAAGCTTGTTTGGGGCATGGGCATCCCCGCGTCGCGGATCAACTTCGCCTCGTTCATCGTCTACGCCAACGTCTGCGAAGAGCATGTGCAGACCGCCAGCGGGGGCACGGTCCAGCGCTACACCTGCGACGGCATCTTTTCGACCAGCGATAGCTTCGAGACCGTCATTAACACGATTTGCCTGTCGATGGGCACCACGATCCTCGTGGACGTGGATGGCGTCTACACGCTGATCGAGGGCTACGATGACACCCTCACCACGCCCTTCGCGCTTACGGGTGACGACATCGTGTCTCCGGGTGTCTGGAGCCCGTCCCCGGCTGCTCGTGAGCGCTTCACGTCGATCTCTGGACGCTTCGCCGATCCGTCGCAGCTTTATGTCCTGAACGATTGGGGCTCGATCGATGTCGATCCGCTCTACGATGCCATCCCGCGTGCGCAGACGGTCGATATGGGCTGCGTCAATCGCGCGGAGACCGCGCAGCGCATCGCCAAGCAGATGCTCGTCAAATCGAAGTATGGGGGCACCTACAGCGCCGTCTTCGGGCCGCGCGCCTTCGGCGTGTCGGTCGGCTCGCTCGTCTCACTGTCGCTTGGCCCGCAGGGCTTCAACAACAAGCTCTTCCGCGTCATCCAGCAAGAGGAATCGTTCGATCTCCTCTTCCAGATGACGCTTCGCGAAGAGTCGCCGGAAATCTATGAGTGGGATTCGTCGGAAGAGAAGGCGCTTCCGACCAACATTCTCGAATCGACCTACGATCCGATTGAAGCGGAGACCGTCGAAGGTCTCGCGATCTCGGCGCGTTCGGTCAACGGCACCAATACCGTCGATACGATCTACATCGATGTCTCGTGGACGCCGCCTGAATCGCTGCGCACCGAAAGCATCGAAATCCAGTCGCAGCCCGTAGGCGGCTCGCTCTGGACCACCGAAGTCGAGCGCTTCGCCGAAGTCGCGGTAGGCAAATACACCTTCGCGGCTGGCGTGAACGGCGCGGGCGTAAACGTGCAAGCGCGCTATCGCATGTCCAACGGCGCGTTCGGCGCTTGGGTGGAAGCGACGCTCGGCTCGACGCCGACTTCCACGGTCAACCAGTGGTCGGCGGTTTTTGGCGACACGAAGCCCGAAGATGGCGCGACCGTGGGTGCGGTGCTCGGCGGCAACCTCGTGGACGGCAGCGGTGTCGTCTACAAGATCGACGATCTCCTCACGTCGGCTGGCACGGCGAACGACACCTCGAATGTCGGCGGCGTCCCTGCATCTACCGTCATCTCGAAGCTCAACTCGGTTGCCGCAGCGATCGACACGACGCCGCCTGCGGTCCCGACCGGTTTGGGGATCACCAGCGCCATCGTGGGTAGCAGCGGCCTTTGCGATGTCGTGTTCATCTGGAACGCGAACACCGAAAGCGACCTCGCGGGCTACGATCTTGAGATCGCCACGAACAACGGCAGCTTCGTCGGCTTCCCGTGCTCGACCAACACCTACATCGTTCACAACGTCCAGCCGAACACGCCGGTCAAGGCATCAGTGCGTGCCCGCGACAAGGCGGGCAACGTCTCGGGCTACTGCACCACCGTCTCGACCACCACCGTCAAGGATGCGACGCCCCCGGCTGCGCCCACTGCCGTTGCGGTCCAGAGCGTCGGCCTCGGCGGTCTCAACCTCTCGTGGACCAACGATACCGCGCTCGATCTCGACACGGTGGATGTCTACGAAGGCACCACCACGGCGTCGGCGAGCGCCACGCTCATCGCGACCGTCAACGCCCTACCGGGGCAAGCTGGCGGCTACTCGCGGTCGGGTCTCGCCAGCGGCAGCGTCCACTACTATTGGCTCAAATCCGTCGATACGTCGGGCAACGCCTCGGCGTTTTCGTCCATGGTCACCGGGACGGTGGCGTCGGTCTCGAATGCCGACTTCACGCCCGGTCTCAACGCGACCCTTACCGTCGCCTCGACTGCCGCCCTCCCGGCTTCCACGGGATCGGGCAAGCTCGCCTATGTCCAGAATGTCGCCAAGACCTATCGCGATACGGCGACCGGCTGGACGGCGGCGGTCGATGGCGGCGATCTCGTCAACGGATCAATCCAGACTTCGGCGCTTGCGGCCGACTCCATCACCGCGTCGAAGCTCGCCGTTCAGGGCGCGAGCCTGTTCCCCGATGGACAGATGCAGGACTCAAGCTGGTGGTTCGGACCAAGCAGCATCGCGGGCCTGCCTTCCGGCTATCAAATCCCGAACAACTCGTCTTGGTATATCGACAACAACGCCAGCCAAGCCGTCGTCAACAGCAAGGGCTCGTTGCTCGCTTGGGTAACGGCGGGATCGCTGGCGGGAAGCACCGCGCCCAACGTCCAGATCGTTCCTCCGGGGGTGGCGGGCGTCATCCCCGGCGAGTTCTACGAGTTCAAGGCGACGCTCTACAACTCATCGAACCGCGCCAACTTCGACATGGTTGTCCAGTGGTTCAACGCCTCCGGCACGAACTTGAGCAGCGCGATCATCGCGAATTGCCCGAATGACTCGTTGAGCCGCCAGATGTCCGGGCAGGCGCAAGCGCCCGCTGGTGCATCCGGTTACCGACTGTATTGGGACGCCAACGGCACGACCGCGCCTTGGACGGGCCAGTGCTACCTCGGCGGCATCACCGTGCGGCAAGCAAACAGCGGAACGATGGTGATCGACGGATCGCTTGCCGCGTCAAAGATTCAGGCTCATTCGATCGGCACCGATCAGCTTATCGCGGGCGGTGTCGCAACCGACCGTCTGGCATCGACGGGCTCGCTCCCGGCGACGCTCACGATCGGCAACACGGGCTTCAATCTTCAGACGGTAGCGGGTGCAGCCAACACCCCGCTCGGCACGAACCTCGTGCCGTATTCCGACTTCGAAGCAACGACGAACTATTGGGGCGTCTACTACAACACGGGTGGCATCGCCACGCTGTTGTCGAATGGTGTCTATCTCGGTCGCAAGTATATGAACGTCGGCTTCACGCCTTCAGCGGCGGGGCAGACGATCGACCTTTGCGCAAATCCGAGCATCGCGAGTGATCTCAATAACCCGTTTCCCGTCATGGGCGGCGCGACTTATGCAATCTCGGCGTTCTTCGCGGGCGCAAACACGAGCAGTCAGATTTTCCGTTGTTGGTGGTATGACTACAATGGCGTGAGCAGCGGTAACGCGCTGTCCAGCAGCGACGTGAATATCAGTGGCACCGGAAACAACCAGCAGGTCGGCATCTTCGCCGTCGCCCCGGCTGGTGCAGTCCGTGCGCGTGTCGAGTGGTATGCGACGTCTTCGGGCACGAACCAAGCGACGCTCACATGCTGCCAGCCGATGGTGTGTCAGGTCGCACCCGGCACGACGATTCAGCCCGCCTACAATCCCGGTCCTACCCCGAACGCGGCAGCGGTGATCAATGCGAACGCGACGACGATCAACCCCGGAAAGGTGCTGATCAGCGGGGCTACCACGCTGTCCAATTGGATTTACGGCGGCGACAATACGTCGATCAATGGCGGTGCCCTTGCAGCGAACACCGTGACGGCGAACAAGATGACCATCGGCCATCGCAACCTCAACTTCCCCGGCTTGTCCTTCCAAGTCGTGAACGGAGGCGCTTCCGTGTCCATCCCGAATTGCTACGCGCAGTGGATCGATGGCAATGGCAACATGCAGCAAGTCAGCTTGGGCGGCGGCGTAGTTACTCCCGGTAATGGCTTCTGGTATATCTACTGGACGGAAGGCGCGACAGGGTTCGGGTTCACCACCGATAGCTCGTATGCGACGCGCAGCGATGTAGTTTGCCTCTGCACTTGGTATTCGCCAAGCTACCTCTTGGTGCAAAACTTTGGCGGCACGATCATCGACGGATCGATGATCACTACCGGCTCGATCAACGCATCGCAGACGATCACAGCGGGCTCGATCGTCACCAACAATCTACAGGATAACTCGGTAACCTCGTGGATTTTGGCGAGCAACCCCGGCCCGTTCCAAGGCGGCACGCAGAGCGGATCGTCGGGCGGCGGTGGCGGCGGCGGCGTGACCTACTGCGTCGCGGACACTTCGCACATGCCGTTCGGTCTACGGGCTGGCGCAGTTTGTGTCGGCGACGATCTCGCCGTCCTTGACCGCGATGGCGATGACGGCTGGCATGTCGAGCCCGTCCGGGCGATTGATCGCGCTACGGTGCCGTGCGCCCGTATTTCTACGGTAAGCGGAATCACCCTCGTGGTCTCTCTATCCACGCCGATAACCCTCAAGGGCGGTGTGGTGGTCGATCTTCGCGACGCGATCGGTCTCGAAGTGCCCGTGATGGACAAGCGCGGCTTCCGTTGGGAGCGTTTGGTCGGCATCAAGTATGTCCGTGATCTCCCGGTTACGCTGATCGATGTAAATAACGGGACGTTCGCGGCGGGCGAGGAGCCCGGTGCCTATATCTTCACCCACAACAAGATCGCACAACAAAAGGAATAAATGAGCAGCTACACACCCTACTCGTATGCCTTCACGGCAAACTCACCATGCAACATATTGGTGGCGTTCGCCGGGAAGCAGAGCTACTCCAACACCTCGGGATCGAACCCGTGGGATGCGTATGTCTATTTCGATGGCAATCTGATCGGCCATGTCGGCGGCGCAACGGCGGTCACCGACAACATTTATTGCTCGGGCGTCGTCACCGCCGTCTCGGCTGGCGCTCATACCGTTTCGGTGACTTGGACTTACACGAGCACCGCCATCACGCTGCTAAATACCACCTTTTCGATGCTGACGACGAACAAATGAGCCCGATCTTCCACAACATCGGAAAGCCCGGTGAGTCTGTGCGCATGACGATCCATCACGATCCGAATGGACCGGCCGACCAGCTTCAGGACGGCGAGGTGATCGTCACTACCGTCAGCGCGCCGACGACGCGCATGGTGATCAGCGCCGATGGCACCTCGCTTGCCGATTATGTTCCGGCGCTCGACGAGGCGAAGCGCTCGGTTTGGGATCGCGTGAAGGGCTACCGGACGTGGGCGCAGAACGGCGGGTGCGACACTCCACACGGTCGCGTCCAGACGGAAGGCGACGCGCTCGACAACATCCATCGTGCTGCGCTGGCGGCGGTGATCGATCCCGCCAAGGTGACGACGTGGACGATGCTCGACAACTCGCGCGTCGATCTCACCGCCGACGAGATGATCGCCATGAGCAAGGCCGTGCAGCTTCGCCATGAGGCGTGTCAGGCCAAGGCGCAGGGCTACCGCGATCTCATCTTCGCAGCGACCGACCAAGCGTCTCTCGATGCGATCGACGTGCGGCAGGATTGGCCCGACTAAATACATCGACCCGTTTCACCGAAGGATAGCATGACTGACACCACCACGATCGATCAGGCCAACGAGACCATCATGGCTGCGGAGACGCAGGCGCTCACCGACTTCAACACGAAATACGCGGCCTTCGTCGCGGACATTCAGTCGATCCTATCGACGCTCGGCACGGGTGGCCCGACCACGGTAGCCAAGCAGTTCCTCGCCCGCGCTGTCTCGAATACCTCGATGATGGCGATGGACCTTGCCACCACGATGGGCGCTTACGGTCTCAATCAGCCGACCACCTAATGCTCGGTGCCTTTCTACGGGGCGTCCACGCCGCGCAGAGCGCTGCGCTGGCGGTGACCACGGCATGGTGGCGTCCAGCCGCCGAATGGTCCGTGGCGGGCTCTATATTCGTCTCCGGCATCTATCTGCCGATCAAGAACCACACCGCACCCGACTTGGGAACGCTGGCGGCACTCGTGGGCGCTGCCACCGGCTTCGTCGCGGCCCGCAGCTTCGAAGCGATAAGAGGTGGCGGCAATGACGCCTGATGTATGGGAAGCCGTTGGCGTCGTCGCAGCGGCGATCTTGGCGGCGGTCGGTCTCATCGCAGGTGCCTTCGCGTGGACCGCCAAGATGGGGCGGAGCTTCGAGCGTCTCGAAAACGCAGATACGAATCACACGAGGGAGCTTTCGGACACGAAGCACGCGCTCAAGAATCAGACGAACCGCATCGACGCTCTTGAACACGCTCGCACGGGCGACATCGAGAGGCTGGTGAAGTTGGAAACGGCGGTAGCGAACGTGGACAAGTCGCTTGAGCGCATCGAGCGCGGGCAGGACAAGCTCAAGACCGAACTCGTGGACATCTTCAACTCGCGCATGGACCAGCACGCGGAATCGATCCGTGAGATTCGCGATCGTGGAGGACTCGGGCCGAAGTGATCGGCTATGCCGTGATCAGCACCAGCGTGGATAGTGACCGCTGGTGGCAAGGGTCGGACTGATCGCGTGGATACGGTCGGCCCGATCCGCTTGAACGAATCTCGGCGTTCCCGCATTGTTCTCCTCATGGGTCACCGCAGCTTCCGCTCGATGTTCGATTTCAGCCGGTTCAGCGCCGACGCGGTGATTCGCTGCAACGGCTGCGGCCATGATCGGAAGGTGAAAGCGGCGCAGTTGGCGCAAGCCTTCGGGCCGGTGCCAATCGCGGAAGCGGAGCGTCGCTGCAAATGTACCGAGTGCGGCGGGCGAGGGGCAAGGATCGTCCCTGTGCCTGCATGAAGCGTCTCGAAGACCTACGGCTTGGAAACCTCAACCTGTCGTTTGAATGTGGCTGGTGCGCTCACGCAGGTGTCTTGGATGGGGCGAAGCTCTGGCGATGGTTCGCGGTTCATATGTGGAAGAGCGACGGGGCGAGCGTGCCCGAACACGTCCGGTGCTCCGTCTGCCGCCGCCGCCCCACCAAGCTCACGCCGACCACCGATGCGCCGACCGCTGACCCGTTCCCGGTGAACGAAGATGGTTGGCAGCGGATCATCAGAAGACTGCGCGGGTAGGGGCCTTTTTTGGCACTTGAAAAGCGAACAATACCAGATCGGATCGACCTGCATGTGGATGTTCGCGCCGTGTCTGCGGCTGATCTGGTGCTGCCTCCGCCGGCGGAGGGCTCGGCCGAGGTCGCGGCGCGGGTGGCGGCGGCGCGGGCGGTCCAGACCGGGCGCTATGCCGGGCATGGCGTTCGCACCAATGCCGAGGCGGACGGCCTGCTGCTGGAGCAGGTTGCGACCCCGGACGAGCCCGGGCAGGCCTTGCTGGCCAAGGCGGCGGAGCAGATGCGGCTTTCGGCGCGAGGCTATCACCGCGTGCTGCGCGTGGCGCGGAGCGTGGCGGATCTGGAGGGAGTGGAGGCGGTACGGCGTATCCATGTGGCGGAGGCGTTGAGCTATCGCCGGCGGCCGCCGGTGAACTGA